AAAGTAGGTTCATGTTCTGCAAACTGGATTTGATAAACTTTTTCATTCAATGGGAAGAAGATTAAGTCACCTTCTCTTGGTCTTGATATGTTTTGTGTAGCTTGTACTTCATTTTCAAAAGCTCTTACAGCAACAGATAATGTCATCTGGTCTCTAATTTCTAAACCAAACTTAGATAAGAAGTCTCCTTCTCCTTCAAAACCATCAACGCTTCTAATGTACATAACAACATCAGTAACATTATCAAATACTGCGAGATCTTCTTCGTTATATAATTGATCGTACCCTTCAGAAGTATACTTCTTTGCCATGTAACCAACATCTATACCATAGATTGCTATAGATTCAGTTACAAGATCAGCAATTAAGTTTTGCTCACCGTGATGGGCAAACTTATTGAAGTAAGTACTTGATAATGATTGTGTTGCCATTTAGCAGTTCCACCTACGCCTTGCTGCTTTACCTCTTGGACCAGTCCAACTTCTTGATCTAGCACAAAATGATTTACGTCTGTTAGCTGCTTTACTTCCAGGTTTGAGTTTAGAAGGAGGAGTTGTAACAGCTGTACTTAATTTACTACCAGGATTTCTTCTTCTGTATGCAGCAACACCTTTCTTTGTCATACCAGCACCCTGCTTAACTGATCTCTTATGACCCGATGATACTGACATTCCTTTCATATCATCTTCAGCAACAAAGTCACTAAAGTTCATAATAGTTTCTTCTTTGGCTGATCTCCATGTACCACCTTTGGATTTGTACCATTTAGCAGCCCAGCCATTTGCATATGCAGAAGGATATACATCAAACTTAGAACGTGCTAATGACTTAGCTCTGGACCATAGTTTAGGATTATTTGGTTTACTTTTTTCTTCGATGTAGTCCATTTCCTCCGTCCTTACATTAATCGGTTTGTTACCCGTACCTGGTCTATCTACAGATGGATCAGCAGCTCTTTTCCTTCTTGTAGCAGACGCTCTTTCTTTTTTACTCATTGAATGCGCTTTAGATCTTGGAACACACTTTGGCTTTCCTTCTCCAGGTTCTCTAGCACAAGCACCTTTTATATTACCTTTTGTATCTAATCTAACCCAGTCACCTTTTGGTCCTTTACCAAACCAGTCCTTCAAGGATTCGTTGGTAGCATCTTTATCGAGTACCTTTTGTATAGTTTGGTGCTGCTTCTCGTGAGACTTTACTGACTTCTTCAAAGCCTTTACCATCTTCCTGAACTGCTTTTCTGTAGGCTCTGGAATCTCTGTTGCTTCTTCACTATGCATATTGATAAAAAAGTTAGCTTGTTTCTTATCTAATGTAGTAGCTCCAGGTTTATTTTTTAGTGCTCTAGCTTTAGCAATGGTCATTTTACCTTTGACCTTTCGCTTTAGTGTACCTGGGGCACCTCTTTTTGATTGACTCTTCTTGATAAGTTCAGATGTTGATTCTTCTGGTACACAATTAGGTACCAATCTTTTACCCTTCTTCTTCATACCAGCTTGTCTATAACCTTGCCAACATGCTTCAACAACATCCAAACCTGTAATCTCTTCATTAAGTTTATTTTCCCACCAAGGTATTTCTGGTGAAACTTTATCTTTGTCAATTATACTTTTAAGTCTGTTATCATATTCTTCTCTAGTTGGAGGTGCATCACCATTAACAGCATCTATAACAAATTGTATTGTTGCAGCTGCAATAGTTAGACTTGCACATTTACCAACCACATAACCATTTAACTCATCAATCATGATTGTAGGAGAAGCCTCTTTTAACTTTCCAACCATATCATGAGGAACCTTAAAATACATATAGCCTTCAACATAAATCTTAGCAGGATATGGATGGAGCTTGTTAGTATTTGAGTCTACAATACGAACTAAATCAAACCCATCTATATTCTTAAATGTAACAGATTCAGTTTCATTTGTTTCAGGATTCTTTTCAATATAATCTGGTGAACCAAATTCATCCATTAGTTTCATAGCAAATTCTTTAGGACCATCATATTTCCAGGTCCCAATGTCGACACCACGGTGAGTGTCTTCTTTTACAAATACTGATACAAATGTACTAAAATCATTTAACATTTTTTTAACCTGTCATATCGTGTACTGGTAATGAGTATGCGCTTATCATTTCTTGTTCAAGTTGAGTCTTTTCTGTCAATGCTTGTGATAATATCTCACCTCCATTGAATTGAACACCACCTGGTAATTGCATTCCCGTAAACTTAGATAAATTTTGACCCCATGACTCTTTAAACAAACAAGTTGTATATCTAATCAACCATCTATCAGCCCACACATCAGTATATGTATCAGGATCAACTTTATTGTATACATGAGCTACAATAAAATCATCTACATTAACCTTCTCCCAATCCATATCAATATGGAGCTTGTTAACATGTCTGTTATATCTTAATGGTTGTCTACCAACCAATATCTCTTCAATGAATCTAATGTTTTGAAAGTTCATATAGAAAGGAACTAAATCATATCTTGATAGATCATATAGATCGTTCAATGCAATTTGATATCTAATGTTGAATAAGTTATTTGTACTGGTAGCATCTCCAATATCAAACAAATCAATAATACCAATAGTGTCGCTACTTATAGAGATATATTGATTATCAATATCTGTTTGTGTAACAGTATGCTTTAGAAACGTTTTTTCAACACCGTCAAAATGATAGTCTTGATAATATGCTAGAGCTTCATCAATACGATCTTCTAATTGATCATCATCAACGTTTATCTCGATAACTGGTTTACCGAGGTTTCTTAAACATCTCTCTTTGAATGTGGCTCTTGATGTAGGTACTGCCATTTGTTATCCCCAAGCTGCATCGCCATTGGCGTATAGTATTTGTAATCTGTTTCCGCTCCCATCCTTTAGTGCTGTAGTAACTTGCAAGTTTGCACCAACTGTAAAGTTAGTAATTGCATTTGTACAATCAAACAAAACATGAGTATCATTAGCTGTAGCTGTCAAACCTCCAGCTGCAGATATATTTCTAACATGGCTGGTGTTGGAGAATATCAAAAAGTCTCCAGCAGCACCATCATTAATTGTTACATCACTCAACCCATTCAGTTGTGTTGAACCTCCTGTAACTGCATTTTCATCTACATAATTTTTTACAGCTGCGGCTGAAGGAATTGTAGTTGTGTTTGCTAATTGTGTTAAGTTAGCAGATACTCCAACTATTTTAGTATTTGATACACCTGAAGTTGTAATAGTAAGACCACCAGTTTTGATCTCATCGATAAAACTATTAGCATCAACTACTATAGCTTGATTGGCTGTTAGTGTTCCTGGATCTCTCTTACCTGCAACAGCAATGACAGCATTGTTAGAACCAATAAAAAGAACTTCACCATTAGTGGCATATGCTGGTTCACCATTTGCTAATGATGTTGGTGTAGCTGTGTTTGCGCTATATTTTAACTGAATAGCCACTAAAATGATCCTCCATTTAGGTCTGTTCGGTCACTAGATATAAAAGTATCGTTTGCAGATATATATCTGATAACCTGACCATTACTAACACTTCCTGCATCTACATCATCAAAATCATCAACCCTTCTAGCTACTTTAGTTGGCATTGTCAAAGTAAGAGAGGTGGTTGCATTTGCAAGATGTATTGTACCAGCCTCTACGTTTGCCAAAGCAGCTCCATTAGCATGTAATGGTGTTACTTTTGTATTACTACTTATCTTTATTGCAAATCCCATTAAAAGCTGCCACCATCCTGACTGTCTTCTGTCAATTCATATTTATCAGTACTTGAATTGTAAACAAGAATTGAACCATTTGATTTGTTTAATTCAGACACATCTTCACATGCATCTAGTCTGTTGGCTGTTCCTGATAATGGGTTACCGTAAATAGATAAAGTATTGAGTGTGTTATTAAGAACTTGTGTTCCTGATTGAAAAATCTTGCTCATTGAGTTACTCTTGGTGTTACAGTTACAATTCCTTCTACTGCTCTTAACTTAGTATTTGCAGATGTGTTAAGTAATGTTAGATCATAAACGTATCTACCATCTGTTATACCAGCTGTATTAGCATAATCTAATGTCATTGTAACAGTACCATTACTTCCACCAGTTGTGCAAGTAAAAGTAGCAGTAGCATTTGTTGAAGAATAATGTTTTCTTATTTGAGAGTTTGCTGTATAATTAGAAAGGTCTACACGTGCTCCTGCAGCATCCGTGATATCAATATCAGTGGAGAAACTTGCACCTTGCTCTATAACAATGTTTGCTTTTACTGCCATTTCGCGCTCCTAAACTTAGCTAAATATATTTATAATAACAATATTGTGGTCATGATATGTCAAAAATAAGTGAATTGAGATTACATGCTCGTAACAGAAAACTACCTTCTGTTTTGCATATAACTAATATTACACCTGAATTGTTAGTACACAATCTATTTATCTATGAAGACCTGTCAAAAGATTCTGATAATCTTACAGGAATAAAGACTGCTGAAGAACGTCATGAGAATGCTGTGGCAGGAGTCAGTACTGGAAAAGATGTGTATGATTTAGGTGAGTTCTATAATCAAATCCATACAAATGAAATTGATCTTACTGTAAAAGATTTAGAGATAGTGAACAAAAGATTTGCAATGTTAGATCCAGGACATAGTATTGAACATCACATGGATCCTCCTAACATATTCAATCTTATTTGTCCTCTAACTGATCCTATAACTTTAGAAGTTAAAGAAGATACAACACATTTTTATACTTGTCAACCAGGTGAAGTATGGTTTATCAATCCAAGCTATATGCATGCTTCACACCATGAAGCAACAGATACACGTGTTGCTATATTAGCCAATTTTGAATACTCTGAGGAAACATATGAATACCTTACCAGGCTATTATGAATTAGAACCTGAAGATTGTACATTTACAGATGTTACTGCTGATGTTACTCATCAGTGTAACATGACGTGTAGCAATTGTTATATTCCAAATAGAGATGTTCCAGATATGGATATAGACAAGTTCATTGAATGTATAAGTAAGTTTCCTAAAAGGACAATGATAAGGATCATGGGTGCTGAACCTACGATGAGAGATGACTTAGTTGACATCATAAAAAAAATTAAACAAGCTAAACATAGATGTACCCTGTTGACTAATGGACTAAAATTGGCTAGTATGAGGTATACGCAAAGTCTTAAAGATGCCAAATTATCACACGTATACCTTAGTTTAAACGGCGTAGACAACGATGACTGGTATGAGGCAATAGATGAGCTCAGGTGTGCAAAACTTAAAGTAAAAGCATTAAGTAATATCAAGAAAGCTAACTTTATTGTTGACACTGGTACTATCTTATGTAAAGGTATAAATGATGATGCACCATCTAGATTATTGCATTTGTTTAAACAACTAGAAATAGAACATGCTATGATCAGATTCAAGAACGTTGGACAACATGGAAGGTATTTATTAGAAAGTGTAGACAATTGGAAGCTGGATGATATGATACGTATATGTTCTGAACACTTTGGTGTGTCAGTTGATTATATTAACTCATGGAGAGATAAACCAATATATGGAAACCATGTTGAAGAAGATACATTTATGTTTCCTATAGATCCTAATTCTGAAACAAAAATGTTACATAGAAGCGGATATTGGGTTAAGTTAGCAGATTGGGATAGTCATGATGACACGAGACTGTATCCTTTTATGAATCAAACACGTAGAGGAAGAATAACAGAAGACTTCAAAGTTGCACCTCTTCCTGCACACATTGTAGCTAATGAGGGTGGTTATTGATGGAGATACCTGAGTTCTTTACTAAAGGTAAAGACCATACATTGAATCCTATAAGATTATTATATAATTCAAAGAAGTATAAATATTATCATGTGATTACATATGTGGATCGCTACCAAGCATATCTTAGTGCAAATGAATTCAAGGCAGCTAATAGGTTGCCATTTGAGTTTAACAAAACTATGAGAATGTTTACTATTGAAAAGTCATTTAAGAAACTAAGAAATCATGGTGAAGGAACTTTCTTAACATTTTCTACTATTGAAGATCATCACACAATCAAAGATTGGATAGTGACAAAGGAATGGATGCCTTTGGTGTTAATGTATAGAAAAACTATTGTTGATATGAATAAAAATAAACACGTTGATATTGAAATTGTAGATGAGTTTTTGTCTGTGAAAAGGGAATGGATTGATGACAGCCACGACTGATATATGGGTTATCAAAACAGTACATAAAGAATGCCCATACCAAACAGAATGGGATCCTAGTGAGTACTATACTGATATTCATGTTTATGATATCAGAGAACAAATTAACACATACTTTAACAAACCGTTTAACTTTCATTTAGTTACTAATGATACAACAATTGCAATGCCTGGAATTAAAATTCACGATTGTACTCATTGGAACTTATGGGGTTGGTGGAATAAAATGGGATTGTTTAGTGAAGAACTCTCAGGTGATGGATTAAACATATACATTGATCTTGATACTGTTATACAAAGAGACTTTACATCGATCAGTGAGTTTATTCCATATGATAAAATATCAATGTTGTATTGTTATTGGAAACCAATTGATTGGGAATCTCAAGCATTTAAAGTATCTAAGTTTGATCCAGATTTTGAATTTGCAACATTAATCAACTCATCAATCATGGCTTGGCATGGTAAGGGTTGGGATTGGATATGGAAACAGTTCATGGAAGATCCAGAAACATTTACATTTAGGTTCAGAGGTAATGATGAATATATGAACCATTGGCATAGAGATGTAATCAATACTTTACCAAGAGGTTGGGCTTACTCATACTTCTTTGGTGCAGAAGAAGGTTCTGAGTTCTTTCCTAAAGACAAAGAGAGTTTTGTAAGAAGAGATGATTATATCTTTAGATTACTTAATGGACAAGGTAAAAAATTTAGAGATGAAGAAGAATATTTAGTTAAACCAACTGATGATGTAATTAGAAAGTCTGATGAGAAAGTCATTAAGACACATGAAAAAATTATAACACGGAGAGTTGAATATTATTAATTTGATGACGATGAAGTGGGGTACAAAGTTTCCAGCTGATTACCCTAACTTAATTCATAGAATGGCTAAACGTCATATGCCTTGTGAGTTTAACTCATATTGTATGACGGATGATCCAATTGGATTGGATAAAGATATCATACCAGTTGAGTCAACAGAACAATGGCTATGGCAAGATATTGTTCACCAAAAACAATGGTACTTTTGGGATGGAATCAAGATGTCATTGTTTGCACCAAGACTATGTGGTATAGAAGGAAAGATTCTTTTTTCTGATTTAGATAATCTTTTTCTTGGATCACTACAAAGAGTTATAGATACACCAACACCTGCCATAATAGGTTGTGACTGGATGCCTCCTTGGCACGTTGGAATGCATGGTGGTAATTATTTTCTTACAATGCTATTCAATGCAAGTTTAATTTATGTAGACAATACTGATCCTATTACAACTGAAATCTGGGATCACTTTACAAGAAACTATAAGCGAACTAAGCAAGCCTTGTATAGTGCAGATGCATACTTATGGAGAAAGTGGAGACATAAGATCAATACTTATCCAAAAGGAACTGTATACTCATTTAACAGAGGAGCAGCCTATCCAGATAACTATACCGTAGCTGGAAGCACTTCAAAGTATAAACATAGACCAGATCATGCTGTGTGTGTTTTTATGGAAGACCATGAACCAGATCCACTAGATATAAATGACGGTTGGGTGGCAGATGTATGGAGGCAATACCTTGATTGATGTAGTGTGTTTAAAGGTTGGTATGGGTTACAAACATCGATATGTTAACGAACTATTTAAGCAAGTAAAGAAAACAACTAAAATTAATGACTTTATTTGTATAACAGATAATTCAAGAGGTATTGATCCGGATATTAACATTAAGATGTATAAACCTATATTCAATGAACGTATGTGGTGGAATAAAGTAAGTTTGTTTGAGCCAGGTATGTTTGAGAATGATACAATCTATCTTGATCTAGATTGTTATGTACATGGTAACTTACAAGAGTTTGTGGATGGTCCAGGTGACATTTTACACACTAGTTGGTTCAATAAAGATGTTATTCGTTACATATTTTCCTGTAGTGTAAACTCATCAGTTATGTATATTAATCAAAGTAATTATGAACCATTATGGAGAGACTTTCAAGATAATAAAATGAAACTATACAAATCTTTTTATGGATTAGATAGTTGGATATATAGAAGACATCTTGATAAGTTAAAATTTTTTCTAGCTGGAATGGCTTATTCTTATCGCTATGGATCCAACTATCCGTATGATTGTGAACCAGAAAAGATAAGAGAAGACCATCTTGTTTGTTCATTTGATGACATAGTTGATAAGGAAAGTAAGTTGAAGGAATTGTGGAATGTATGATCCAGTATTAGATAAAGTATATGAGCTATTCAGAAAAGGTATGGGATATGTACATGAAAAACATATCTACAAGTTTAAAGATTATAGTGAGTGTGTTTTTGATACACAGATACAATCCAAGTGGTGGTTAGTTGGTCACTTACAAAATAAAGAAAAAAGAGGTGGGAGAGATATAAGAACATTTGATATATTAGCTAGTTGGTATGGTATTGTTATTGTACCCATGATAATGAATTACTTTGGCCAAGTTAAAATTAACCTATATGATGTTGATGAGTATACTTGTGATATTGCTAATCATATATGGCATAATGAGTATAATGGAATGGTTCAAGTACATCATAAAGATGTAGTATTTGACGATCTTGATTTACAAGGCGATGCTGTCATTAACTGTTCATGTGAACATATGTTTGATATGTCTCATATTGTACATCAATATCCAAAAAAGTTGTACATTTTGCAAAGCAATAATAACAAAAATATTAAATGGTTACATATTAACTGTGCAGAGGGTCAAGGTGATTTAGCTAGACAAGCAGATCTAAGAAATATACACTTTGGTGAAAGTAAAGAGATGTATGGACAAAAAAGAATTATGATCATTGGAGAACACACAAAATGATCAGTAGAAAATCTAAAAGTATATTAAGACTTGATAGTAAGGTATATGGGTTTGTTATGTTGCTATACAGTCAGCAGTTGTTCAATCAATTTTTTAACGCAGAAGAGAATGCAGAGTGGGAAAGAATTAGACCTATTGTAGGTGAACTACATGAAGCTCTAAGTGAAGAAAATAGATGGGATGGTTACACAAGAGCTATTGAATATAATGGTTTAGATCCAATTACATTTACTGGTGTAAACGATTCTTATTATCTTATGTATTGTATATCTAATTACAGAGTACCAGGAATAGAGTTGGATTCTTGTGTAACGTCAGAACACGAGAAGATTTTGTACTATGTATTTCAAAACATAACGAAAAAATCTCACAAGTACTATAATAAGTTTGGATCACGGCTTATTTAACTACTTGATATAATCTTTATCATATGGTGCTAGTGGCCAAACTAAGTCTGTACCAGCTATCTCCTCTACTGCGTTTTTCCATATACCCTCATCGTATATAACATATCCTAATGTTATTCTTGGAACATCAGCATATGCAGTGTGCCATACAATCTTTTCATGTTCTTCTTTACGTCCATAGTAACCAACTTTACAAGACCACCCTTTAGCATCTGGAATTGTTACTACGTTTGCTTCATTACCACCAGTTAAGTTGGGCTTAGGTGATTCAGATCCTGTTGGATCAATATGTCTCCAGAACCCTTCTCCTGTAGGATTATATGTAAACAATATATTGTAACTTGGTACATTCCAGTTAGTATGCCAAGATATATATCCTTTTGGAGGATACCACATCTTCAATGCACAAAATCTATACCCAAGATAAGCTCCAAGATTATCATCTAACCATTTAGACTTTTCCATCAACGGTGCGCCTACTTCTTGATCAGTATGACCACTCTTCATCCAAGTACCAATTTGGTTTAGATCAAATCCATAACTGTCAGGAGGATAACCATCATGCTCCATATGATTAATAGTTTGTAAGCATTCCACAGAGCAAGCATATTCAGATCGTCCTTCTTTATAAAATTTTCCTCCTCGAGCTTTGTACTTTTTATCTGGACCAAAGTTTTCTTCTAAGTTTAAACTCCAAACAAACTCTTTCCATTCATCTAAGTACGTCAAAATTTCCGATTGTATTTGATATATCGGGGTCATCAATTATCCCTTCGTCTTGAGGTTTTCCTGGTATTGTGTAATGGTGAATAACTTTCTGATGTTTTTCACTTAGTTCCCATTCGCGGTATCCGTTAACAAAATTCCACTTAGGGTGAATCTCTTTAATCTTTACTTCATAATTTGTATAGAAGTTTGTTCTCCAAAATGCGTAAGTGTCCCAGAACCACAATGAACTTGGATGTTCAAATTTATCTCTCCAGTTCTTCTTACTAGTAATTTGTTCTTTATAATTTTGATACCATGCATGTAACATCTTTAATGTATGGGGCTTATTATTATATATAAACATTCCACAATGCCATAACATTCTGTAAACACCGTTCTTAGCATTCTCTTCCCATGAGTGCACAGCATACAATGGTTTACCATCTGGCTCACCATTTTCCCAGATCATCTTCTTGTGTTCTTCTTCAAAGTGGGTTAGTTCTTTTTCTTTAGTAAAGTACACAACCTTAGCGTTATAAGGTCTATTTGTTGTCATTACCATATCATGAGAATCAGGAAGTTCATCAAAGATATATTTTATATCTTCATGCTCACAATATGTATCTGCATCCATATAACAGGTTTTATCATAGTGTGTTTGATCAAGAGCCCATAGCTTTGCTCTACAGTGAGCAGGTACTCCTGTTACAATCCTATCAAAGATTTGATTATCACGTGTCTCATTAACCCAATCTTTATGAGTAAACAAAGTACATTTAGCTTCTGGCCAATAGTCTTTGATTGATTCAGCCGACATAACAGCTGCGTCATAATAAGGTTTTGTTAATGATCCTACGTATAAGAAACCATTATTTTGTGTCATCTTTTTGAGTATACTCCAGAGCAATCAACGCACCAACTGTAGCAATAACCTCCATTGTAGATTTTGCTTTACGAATACGAGACTTTAGTTCTCTATTCGTTGAGTTGGTAACAACAGGAAGTTCAAATGCTTCAACCTTTGCACCAAACAATCCTTCTTGTTTCACTTTATTTTCTTGATCTTTCATTTCAGATTCTTCACGCTCACGGAGGCGATGAATCTTGTTGATTTCTCTTTGTGTATTTTTATTCAATTCACTTTCTGGAAATAGTTTCTTTAGATGGTGCCATGCTGCTTCATGCATTGGTGCTGAGTCAATAGTATGGTTCTCAACACGATCATCTGGCATTCTCAAAAAGAAAGTAAGAACTGATCTTGCATCATTAGTGAAAAATGCATAGATTGGTTCACCGTCTCCAAAAGGCCAATCTGGCTCTTTGACTTTTTTTTCAGCCACTCTTGTCTCCTCACGTCTGTCTTCATCTACTGGATCACGAGTCCAAGAATTATTATGGATGTCAGCCTTTCGTACTAATCCAAGACGATCACTTCGATCCTTACTAAGGCTTTCTTTGTATACTTCCTTTTCCACACTCTCCTTATCATGAGGAGCATCGTGGTCAATTTCTTCTTCGAACTCTGGGATGTTCTTGTCTAGTTCTTTATTGACTAGCTCAGCTTCTGAACTGGCAACATTGTCACCAACATCAACCCTGAACCCATGTTGGGCAGGATCTATTTCTTGCACTTGTTCCATTATAACTCCTAAGCAATTCTAACCCATAATTTAAGTGTAGTGACAGTACCAACATAATTAACTGGTGTATCACTGTATGTATTTATATAGTCTTTATCATAGTTGGTTTCATACGTCTTTGAGAAAACCTTATCATAGTTAGACTCAAAATAACCAGTAAATGTACCTTCATATGATTTCTTGTATGCTTTAGTAAAATCAACAAAGCCTTCATACGACTTTTCATAGTTAGTCTCGTAGAGCTTTGCAAAGTCTTGTTGCCATGCTTTTTCAAAAAGTCCCTCTCCAACATAACTAGGTCCTGACCAATCTTGTATATATTCAGCCGTATAAGTTTTTGTAAATGCTTTATCATAATTTGCATCTGCTACATAATCTTTATCATATGATTTACTATAGTCTCTTTCATAATCTTTATCATAGTTCTTCGTATATGAAACATCAGTTAGATAATTTTTCTCATAAGCCTTACTATAGTTCTTTTCATAATCTTTATCAAATGTACCTGTATACTCATGTACACTTGACCATGTTTTTGTCCACGTCTTAGTATAAACCTTCTCATATTCTTTTGCATAGTCTCCTAAGAAGGTAAGAACCTTTATAAAGGCATTATCATAATTTTTACTATACACCTTTTCCCAGCTCTTAGTAAACAGTTTATTGTAGTTTACAAAGCCAGAAAATGTACCAATATAATCTGCACTAAAATCTTTTAGATAGTTTTTCATATACAATTTAGTATAGTTAGCAAACCCAGAAAATTCTGTATGGTATGTTGCATCCCAGTCTTTTGCATATGCTGCTGTATAATCTTTGTTATATGATCTACTATAGTGTTTGATATAATCTTTATTATAGTTTGCTAGGTAAGCTCCTAAGTAATCTTTAGCATATGCCTTCTGATAGGCTTTAGTCCAGGTTTTGGTGTAGTCTTTTTCATAAGCTGCAACGTAGTCTTTTTCATAGGTTTTGGTCCATACTTTTTCGTAGTTCTTTTCATAATTAGCTTCCCAGTTTCTATTATATACACCTAACCATGCTTTCGTATATGTACCAACATAGTCTTTGTCATAACTTTTTACATAGTCTTTGTCATATGTTTTAACCCAATTCTTTTCATATGTACCAACATAATTTTTATCATAACCCTTTACGTAATTTTTTTCGTACGTTCCAACATAATCTTTATCATAAGCCTTTACCCAGTTTTTTTCATACGTTCCAACATAGTCTTTGACCCAGGACTTGACATAATCTTTGTTATATATTCCAAGCCAGGCTTTTTCATAATCTTTATTGTATGATGCATCAAATGAGCCCTCGTACGCTTTAACATAATCAACATTATATTCTTTTTGATATGCTTTTTCATATGACTTGTTCCAGTCTTTAACGTAAGTTGCATCGAAACCTCCTTCGTATGACTTAACATAATTCTTTTGCCAATTTGTTAGCCATGCTTTTACCCAATCCTTCTCATACGTTTTAACATAATCTTTTACATAGTCTGTAACATAATCTTTTATATAATCCTTAGCCCAATTCTTTTCATAGGTCTTTACATAATTCTTTTCATATGCTTTTTCATATGCTTTCTCATAATTTTTAATCCAATTCTTTTCATAATCTTTGTCATAGTTTTTTGTCCATATCTTTGTATAGCTTGCCTCAAAACTACCTTCATATATTTTATCATAATTGGTTGTCTGACTACCAGAAGCAAACCCTCCATAGAATACAGGTCCTACCCATATTTTTGTGTATGCTCCAACCCATGCCTTATCATAAACTTTATCATAGTTTTTATCATATGTTTTTACGTAAGCAGCTACGTAATCTTTATTCCAATCTTTGTTCCAAACCTTATCATATGCTTTAACATAATCTTTTTCATAGTTGGTTATGTATAATGTTTCATATGCCTTGAGCCAATTTTTTGTATATGTTTTTAAATAATTTTTTTCATATGCAGCAACATAATTTTTTTCATATGCTGCCTCATAATCTTTTACATAGTCTTTATTGTAAACACCAAGCCATACTTTGTCATAATTTTTTGCATAATCCTTACCCCAAACTTTAACATAATCTTTAGCAAAGGTTTGTGCCCAAGCTCTATCATATACACCAAGCCATACCTTATCATACGTTTTTACATACGTTGCATCGAAAGAACCTTCATATGATTTTACGTAATTGGCTTCGTAATCTTTTGTCCAATTCTTATCATATGCTCCTACATAATCTTTTTCATATGTTTTAACCCAGTTCTTATCATAGGCTTTTACGTAATCTTTTTCATATGTTTTGATCCAATCTTTATCGTATGCTCCTACGTAATCTTTATCATAACTTTTTACATAGTTCTTATCATATGTCTTAACCCAATTTTTGTCATAGTTTCCATCAAACGATCCTTCGTAATCTTTGGACCAATCTTGAGTCCATCCTCCAATATAGATTGTATCGTAATCTCTATCATATCCTTTAACCCAATTTTTTTGGTAAGTCTTTACATATATTGTGTCGTAGTTTTTTTCATAATCTTTAGTATAATCTGTTACCCAATTTTTGGTCCAAGATCCTTCATATGTTTTAACATACTCTTTTGCAAATTCACCTTCGTATGTTTTAGACCAATCCTTTAAATAATCTTTACTCCAAGCCTTTGAAAATATAGCTTCATAGTTTACTGATCCCGAATAATCTTTTTCATATTCCTTACCATAATCTTTTGTCCATAATTTTGTAAATGTTTTGTTATATAAAACTTCACCAGAAAATGAACCAGTATAATCTGTTTCATAATTCTTAACAAAATTCTTTGCAAAAACAGCAACGTAGTTTATAAATCCTTCATATGCACCAGTATATAAACGGTCATACATTTTTGTATAATCAGCAGAATATGATACATGAAAGTTTTCTGGTTTACTATATACACCTTCATATGTTTTAGTGTATACTTTAGTATATGTTTTAGTCCATTCCTTAGTATATGTTTCCTCACCAACATAATCTTTTTCCCAACTACCAGCATATGCTTTTGTATATGTTTTATCATAAGTCTTGGTATATGTAGCATCACCAACGTATGTTTTAGTGTATGTCTTTATCCAATCTTTTTCATACTCACCTGCAAAGTCACTTTGGTAAGATGGTGCACCTCCATATACACCAATGTAATCTTTCGTGTATATTCTTTCCCAACTTTTTTGATAAATCTTTAAATAGTTTGCAGCACTTGTATAAGTCTTGGAATAATCTTTTTCATAACTACCTACATATTGACCAACAAATGTACCAACAAATGTTTTTGTATAATCTTTATGCCACTCTTTTGTAAATGTCTTTACATAGTTTTTTGAATATGATGAGCTTGCTGAGTCAATAATTTTTGTATCTAATATTGTACCTTGATTTACCCACGTGCCTGTAGCTGGAGCATTAGCTTGAATAACGTACTTACCAATTCCTGTATCAATTATTCTATTTCTAAGTCTTGCTGCAAGGGTTTGTATTTCTGTGTTTGACATCTGCTTTAATGTTGTACCAGATATTCTTAAAGGTAACACTTGAGCAGGAGCAGTTGCTACTGAAGTCTTTCTATACAAATTGTATGATGTTGATGTACTATTAGTTGTATCCACCAATGCTGGTGTTATAGCCTCATACCTGTCTGAATCAGGATTTGTTGTTGACAGGACATAAGACCCAATTCCGTTAGACACAAGATTAGAAAGAGCAGTACTAATGATGTACGTGTTAAGATTTGCATCTGAAGTCTCTTGTATTGTGGTGCCAAGTTCCACTGGCCGAACCATACTACTTTCAGAAACAGAAGTTAAATTTTGATATACTGTTGTAGTGGAGGATGTCGCTGTATTTGTATCTGTGAAAGATCCAATACTTTCACCTGTATCTGTTCCAACTGACAATGTTCCAGTACCTGAAGTACTAGAAGCAAATTCAGTCAATACTCTATGAACTATGTGGGTTAGTTCTGTATCTGGAGTTTCTTGCAAAGCTATCCAAGTTCCACCTCCAGTAGTCTTTATCTTGAGCGGCCGTCCCATTTCAGAGGCCTAACTCTGGAACATATAATTAGAGTCACCGATGATGTTCCCTTGATATATCATTGTAACAAAATCTGAATTGTATCCTTTAATTGCTGCACCAGGTAGTCCACCATCACCACTTCTTGCATATCTTGACTTTCTTAAAAATCTTTCACCACCACCTGTTCCAACATTACCAAGATTACCACCAGCTCCTCCTATAGCTCTAGAGTTACCAAATGCCCAATCTGGAATTCCATGAATACCTCCATCAAGAATATTACCATTTTCTGGCTTCCTTAGTAAATGAGCCTCTGGTGATCCTGTTGTACCAGCTGTACCAAAATTCCAACCAGCACCACCTGATCCTGCAACACCAGATGTTTCTGCTGTACCAATATAACTAACTTCAACTTCTCTTGAATATGATGTTGATTCGTATGTTTGTTGGTAATCTTTTGTATACTCTTTGCTGTATATACCAGTATAAATCTTTGCATAAATCTTAGTATATGTACCTGTGTAAGTATTGCCATATTCTTTTACATAATCTCTTAGATATGTGGCTGTGTAATCTGCACCATAGTTTTGTGAGTTACTTCCATCAGAGAAGCCTCCATAGTATACACCACCAACCCATATCTTAGACCATACTTTATCATAAGTCTTAGTATATGCCTTTTCCCAATTTCTATCAAAAGTACCTGTATATACTTTTACATATTCTTTGTTATAAGCTCCAGTATAATCCTTTACGTAATCTTTTTGCCAGTTCTTTTGATATGTACCAACAAACGATGCTATAGCAACATAAGTTCTAGCTGACCCAACAACTTCAAATTGTCTTGCATACGTGCCTTCATATGTCTTAGTGTAGTCTTTAGTATAAGCCTTTACGTAATCTTTCTCATATGCTTTTTGCCATTCGTGTGTATAAATTCCTGTAAATCCAGCATTATAGTTTGTTACGTCTGTTGCATTTGAGTAACCACCATAAAATACTGGACCTTCATATGAAGCACCATATTCACCTGCATAGGCAGCTTCATATTCTTTTACATATAGTTTTGTATATGTTTTTTCATAATCTTTAGAATATGTGTTATCAAATGTACCTGTAAAAGTTGCAGAGTATATTGTTCCTGCATCTATAAATGTTTTTATAAATGCACCATATACACCACCAGGTCCTTTGTACTCACCTTGATAGTTTTTCAACCATGTTCTTGTGTAAGTAGCTTCATATACTTTAACATAATCAGCTGGTTCACTTACCCAATTCTTCACATAATCATCACTAAAAGATGCAACAAATTCAGCTTGATATGTTCCACGATATCCTTTAACATAGTCTTTACTGTAGTCTTTATTGAATGTACCAGCAAACTGTCCAGAGTATTCTTTAATGTAATCTTTTGTATATGTTGTTTCGTAGTCCTTAGTATATGTTACACTACCAAAACTAGCTACATATTCTTTTGTGTATGTACCAGTGAACTCTTTACTATAATCACCAATATAATCTTTGTCATAATGTCTTGAGTAAGTCTTGGTATATGTTCCAACCCAATCTTTGCTGTAATCTTTTTCATAGCTCTTTGTGAATACACCAGTATATACTTTTTCATAATCTTTTGTATATGATCCAAGCCATGCTTTAGTGTATGTACCTTCATACACTTTTTCGTAATCTTTATCGTATGTTTTAGTATATGTTTTTGAGAAGTCTCTTTCCCAAGTCTTTGTATATTCAATATCATAGTTTTGTGTGTATGTAGCAACAGAAGAGTCATATGCTTTTGAATATCCTCTACCATAGCTCTTTATGTAAGCAGCTTCAAATGCTCCGGTGTAATCTTTACTGTAGTCCTTCTCATATGACTTAGTATACGCTTTTGTGTAAGCCCCTGTATAAGATCCATCAAACGATCCTTCATATGCTTTTTGCCAAGCCTTAGTAAAATCCTTACTGTATTCCTTATCATAGTTTTTAGTGTATATCTTAGTATATGTTGCACCATCATAGCTATCACCTTGATATGCTTCTGTTGCACTTTCATACGTTTTAGTATATACACCTTGATAGGTTACCGTAAATGTACCTTCATATTCTTTTGAATATTCTTTGTTAAATACACCAGCCCATTCATTTACGTAATCTTTGGACCAAGTTTTATTATATTCTTTTTGATATTCTTTCTCAAATGAACCAGTGTAGTTTGTACCAGTGTAGTTTTGAATATAATCTTTTGCATATTCTTTATTATACAAAGCACCTTCAAATGTAGAACCGTAAGAAGATTCCCAAACCTTAGTATACGTACTTTGATAATCTTTAGTATAAGTCTTAGACCATAGTTTTGTGTAAGCAGCTGTGTATGCTTTTTGATAATTTTCAACTTTGATTATAAATCCTTCACCAGCAAAACCTCCATATGCTTTATTGTAAGGAGCTGAAGAATATATCTTTGTATACTCAGGAATACCTTGTAAGAAAGATCCAGTCCATGTTTTCTTAAACACTGTTGGGATCCATGCATTACCAACACCACCCATGTAGTCTTTAGAATATGTTGTTTCCCAATTCTTGTCCCAAGCCTTAGTGTAAGCTGTTTCGTAATCTCTTGCCCAATTCTTTTCATAGTTAGCAGCAGAGCTATCCCAAGCCTTAGCGTATATCTTGGCATAATCTTTTGAGTATGCCTTTGTATAATCTGTAGAATATTCATTACCATATGCTTTTGTATAATCTTTAGCATAAGCATCAGCACCAGCAAAGGATTCAAACAATCCTGGTGATACAAAGCTAACAGACTTGGTGTAAGCTACTTGGCCAGTAAATGTTTTATCATACGTGACATTATAGTCAGCTGCATATTCAACACCACCATCACCATATGCTCTAGCTGATGTGAATGAACCAGTTGCACCTACATATGTACCAGCATCTTCATCGATGTAATACAATGTACCTGTATATTCTTTTGTATAGTTTTTAACATATTCTCCAAGATAGTTAGCAACATATACTGTCTGATATGCTTTTTCATATGTCTTGTTGTAGTTACCTTGATAAAGTTTATTGTAATCTTTATCATAATTTTTTGTATATGCTGCATCAAATGAACCTTCATATGCTTTGGTATATGTTTTAGTATATGTCTTTTCCCAAACTTTAGTATATGTTTTAGAAAAGTCTTGCTCATATACTTTACTATATGTTTTTTCGTACACTCCAACATAAGCTCTTGTATATGTTTTAGTCCAGTTCTTTGTATAAACACCAGTGTAGTCTTGATCATAATTTTTGGTATACAACTTGGTGAAAGGTCCACCTACAAATTCTTTTTGCCAAACTTTTGTGTAAGATGCTTCATAATCTTTATCATATGCTACTACATATGCTACAGCATATTCTCTAGCATAATCAGTATTATACAATGTTGTGTACAACCTTACATAATCTTTGTTGTAAGTCTTAGTCCACGTTTTTAAGTAATCAACACTGAAGTCACCAACGTAGTTACCAGTCCATGTCTTTTCATAATCTTTCTCCCACGACTTGGTATAAACTCCTGTGTAGTCAGCGCTGTATGTTTTTTCAAAGTTTGCATCAAAGCTACCTTCATAAGCCTTGACGTAATCTTTTGTAAATGTCCCTCTATATTCTTTAACATAGTCTTTTGAATAACTTGCAACATAATCTTTGTTATAGTCTTTATTATACACACCAACCCATGCTTTATCATAATCTTTTTCATATGTTTTGGTATATGTCTTAGTATAGTCACCAACATATTCTTTGTTGTATGCTTTAATCCAATCTTTTGTAAACTCTTTAGTAAACGAAGCTGAATAAGGTGCACCTGCTTCGAAAGTACCTTCGTATGTCTTTTGCCAGACTTTTGTATATGATTTTGTATAGTTTGCATCAAATGTGCCTTCGAAGGCTTGATCAAATACACCTTCCCATGCTTTCTCCCAAACTTTTGTATATAATGCTCCATAGTCTTTCTCGTAAGACTTGGTGTACGTTGTTGTTTGACTTCCATGAGCAAAGCCTCCGTAGAATACAGGTCCTACATAATCAACATCGTAGTTCTTAACCCAGGTCTTTACATAATCAGCATCGTAAGAAGCAGTATATGTACCAGTGAAGCTACCAGTATAATCTCCGGTAAATGTTTTTGTATAATCTTTTTCGTATGTTGCTGTATAGTCTTTAATAAAGTCTTTGGCATATGGTCCACCTGATGCTGCACCGTGATAAGTCTCACCAAGGAATGTTTTAGAGAATACACCAGCTGCTGCACTGTAAGGATCTGTAATGCCTGAAGCACCACCACCGCCACCACCGCCACCAATGATGCCATAGTTTTCAATAAACAATTCAACATTTGCACAGGTTTCAATAGCATCAGCACCATCACGACCATCATTACCAACGCCTCTTGATGAAACATTTGCATCACCACCATTACCACCTTTACCAACTACAAAACCAGTTGGGTAAGTTAATATTCTAACAAGGTGTTTGATTTGTTGTTGTGTATCACCGGAAACATTAGCTGTGACAGCATTCATTGTAAGGTTGATAGCTGGTTTGTTAGCTGTTGTTGATCCAAATACATAGTTAGTTGTATTGTCGTCTTTATCACCAATATAAATGTTTACTAATTGAGGCTCTGTATCTGGTTGCTTACCTTTATTAAGTAGATAGTCTCGTAAGTTAAAATCATTTACAAAGTATGTTAACTTCCCAAGATGTTGATCTTGTCCTCTTTGTGATCCAGCATCACTATCATCAATAAGAGCTTGTCCTTGGTCAAGAACAATATCAGTTGGATCATAACCAACATAACCAATCTTCCATGTATCATCTTGTTTAACATTAACGTACTTAACTCTTTTCCACTCACTAGCTTGGTGAACAAATAGGTTACGTACTGATTTCCAATCATTGTCTTGCATAACTGACAACTTAGGTTGTCCTGAAAGACTTGAATCAAGTTGGCCAGAAGATGGGCCAACATAACTTGTTGTTCCACTGTACGGTTGTATGGAAGATAGAGGACCAGAGTATCTTTGTACAAAGTCTCCATCTCCTGTGTATGTTGGTGAAAAGCTACCTAAGTATGGTCCTTCATATGTTTTTGTATATGTGACAGGACCTGAATAATCAGTTGATCCTTGATATCCAGCATTGAATACTGTACCATCTGAGAAGTCACCCGTAAAGTTTTGTGAGTATGCTTTAGCATATGCTTTAACATAATCCTTTTCCCAGTTTTTAGACCAATCATGAGTATAGAGTTTATCATAGTTTTTGGTATATGTCTTTGTCCAAACCTTAGTCCAGTCAGTAGAATAATCAGCACCGTAGTCCTTAGTATATGTACTGACATAGTTGTCAGTTTGACTACCTGAAGCAAAGCCTCCGTAGAATACAGGTCCTACATATGTTGTACCATCATATGCTTTTTCCCAGTTTTTAGAATATGTTGCAACATAAACTTTATCGTAATCTTTATTGTAGTCTTTTTCATAACTCTTGATATAATTTGCTTGGTATGTTGCTTCATATAATTTAACATAGTTTTTATTGAAGTCACGTGAGAATGCACCTTCATAGGTTCCTGTATAAGTAGTACCCCAAGACTTTGTATAAATTGTTGGACCAACATAGTTCTTAACATATTGAGCTGTACCTGCAAAGTTTTGAGCACCTTCAAAGAATTTTAAGAACGTAGCAAAAATAGCTTCGTATGCTTTTACGTAATTGCCTTGATATAATTTATCGTAAGCTGCTACGTAATCTTTTTCGTATGTCTTAACCCAATTTTTGGTATATGTTTTTGTATATGTCTTAACATAGTCTTTTGTGTAATCACCAATATATGTTACATCAAAGTTTTTGATATACCTGGCTTCATAGGCCTTCTGCCAATTCTTTTCGTATACAGCAGTATATGTTTTGACCCAGTTCTTATCATATGCTTTTTCATAACTCTTAACATAATTCTTTAACCAGTTCTTATCATATGTTTTGTCATATGCTTTTTCATATGTTGCTACATAATCTTTATCATATGTTTTTGTATACAAAGTATCATAATTTTTTGTATACGTTTTTTCCCATCTCTTGGTATATGCTGCTACGTAATCTTTTTCATATGTTTGATCAAATGCACCTTCAAAGGCTTGATCAAAACTGCCTTCATAGTCTTTAGTATATGTTGCGTCAAAAGAACCTTCATATGATTTAGTATATGTTATGTCATAGTTTTTAACCCAGTTCTTAGAATAGGTTGCATCAAAAGAACCTTCGTAATCTTTAACCCAGTTCTTTGTCCAAGCTCCTACCCAAACATTTACATAATCCTTAACGTAATCTTTTTCATAGTCCTTTACATATACTTTATCATATGCTTTTTCATATGTTGCATTGAAAGCACCTTCATAGGACTTCACCCAGTTCTTAGTATAAACTTTATCATAATCTTTTACGTAGTCTTTATTGTATACACCAACCCATTCCTTAGCATAATCCTTTACGTAATTCTTTTCGTAAGTAGCGTTGAATGTACCTTCATAAATTTTATCGTAGTTTGTTGTTTGTGAACCAGATGCAAAACCACCATAGAAAACAGGGCCAACCCAAATTTTTGTATATGCACCTGTCCATACTTTATCATAACCTTTTACATAATCTTTACTATAGGTAGCATCAAATCCACCCTCGTATGTTTTTACATAATTCTTTGCCCATATTTTTGTATAGTCAGTTACGTAATCTTTTTCATAAACGCCAACCCATTCTTTAGCATATGCTTTTACCCAATCTTTTGTATAATCCTTTGAGTAAGTTTTGACATATGCTTTTTGGAACGACTGCCAATCATCTGTGTTAACTTGTTCATTAGCCGTTTCATTATCTGTAACATTGAAGTTAGCTGTATACTTACCATTGGCTTTGTCTATTCTAAGATCGTCAATGAAGCCACCGATAGATGCATCCAAGTCACGTCTGTTACCAATTACTAATCTATTTGCACCTGTTAAGTTAGCCGCAGTTGTGTATGTTGTAGCATCAGCAGTACCATTGATGTATACTTTAATTGTATTGCTTATTCTTACAATTGCAACATGATTAAATGTACTAGATGACCAAGGGCTGTTATCATTAGCTGTAAGTCTTGCATTAGTACCTTCAAAGAATATTATCTCACTTGGACTTGATGCATTGTTACCTCTAATGGCCCACTTGACACTATTGTCAGATGAATCATATGCTTCTAAGATTGTTGCGTTGTTTGTACCTGGAGCTCTCATCCAGAATTCAATTGTGAAGTCTTCATTAGCAAAGTTAAAGTCATCATCAGAGAAGTTAATTGTAAAGCCATGTCCACCACTTGGGACTTCTAATGAAGCAGAACCAAATTTCTTTTGATCTGTACTCTTTGCTGCACTACCATGTACTGTAGTTATATGGTTACCTTGATCAGACAGATCAATTATCTCTGTATCACCATCTGTTGCATTTGGTACTTCAGCATTCAACATCAATACTGTTGTGCTAAAGTCTTCATATGGATTGTGATAGACTTTTACATAATCTTTTTGATATACACCAACCCAAGACTTATCGTAGTCAGCAACATAATCTTTATTATATGTTTGGTTGTAATCTTTTTCATACACACCAAGCCATGACTTACCGTATGCTTTTTGATATACACCTACAAAGCTACCAGTATATTCTCCAACATAAGTTTTAACATATGCTTTTACCCAAGCCTTTTCATAATCTGTATCGTAGTTCTTGATATAGTCTTTGTTCCATGTTTTACCATAATCTTTATCATAAGACTTAACCCAGTTCTTATCATATGCTTTTACCCAATCTTTCGTGTAAGTAGCAACGTAGTCTTTTACGTAATCTTTTTCATAACTTTTTACATATGTTGCAACATAGTCTTTATTCCAAACTTGATCGTATGCAGCAACATAATCTTTGACCCAATCCTTGGCCCAAGACTCATCATAATTTTTTACCCAAAGTTTATCATATGTTTTTACATAATCTTTCTCATACGACTTAACCCATTCTTTTGTATATACACCAACAAATGCTTTTGTATATGTCTTTTGATAAACCTTATCATAATCTTTTACATAGTCTTTCTCATAACTTGCATCAAATGAACCTTCATATGCTTTTGTATATGTTTTTACCCAATCTTTCGTGTAAACATTAACGTAGTCTTTTTCGTATGTTTTACCATAATCTGTTGTTTGAGAACCAGAAGCAAAGCCTCCGTAGAATACTGGACCAACATAAATTTTGTCGTAAGATTTTACCCAGGCTTTTTCATAAACTTTGTCGTATGCTTTTTCGTAATCTTTATTGTATACACCAACCCAGGATTTATCGTAAGTCTTAACGTAGTTCTTACTCCATACCTTAGTATAATCTTTTACAAAGTTACCATCAAAAGAACCTTCATATGCTTTGTCGTATGCTTTTTGATAATCTTTAACCCAATTTTTAGTGTAAGTATTAGCATATTCTTTATGGTATGACTTGAGATATGTTTGAGCATACTCACCTTGATACAACTTAACATAATTTTTTAGATAGTCTTTGTTATAGTCAGTAACATAATCTTTCTCATATGCTTTTACCCAATTCTTTTCATATGTTTTTGTGTAATCACCAACATATAGTTTTTCATAATCTTTTGCATAAGCAGCTGCTCTATAAGAATCACCTAAACCTTGATATGTTCCAAGATAAACTACACCACCTAAGAAATTAGTTAAAGCTGCATAGTCTCTAACACCTTCATAAGTTTTAGTATAAGCTGTTCCATCATAACTTATTTGACCTTCATAAGCTAGTTGTCCTTGCCAAACATGAGTATATGATTCTTCTGTTTGATATGTTTTTGTATAATCTTTGTGGAAGTTTTCATCTGCAGCATACGAAGCTCGGCCAACATAATCTTTGAGATAATTCTTTGCTCCTGTATAATCACCATCCCAAACTTTTGTATAGTTTACTTCTGTTGTCCAGAATCTTACAGCTTGATATGTTTTTACGTAATCTACAAAGCCAGTGAAACCTTCACCAGCTGCATTGAGGTATGCAATAGCTCCCCCATACTCTTTATTGAATGGCACAAAGCTAGTTGCACCAATCCAAGGACCAGCATTGTAGCTTACTAAACCAGTATATGTTTTTGTATATTGTCCTACATATGTTCCAACACCAGTATATGCTTTTTCATAAGCCCGTTGCCATTCAGCTTGGTATATTGTTTCACCAACATATGTCTTCTGATAATCTTTGTTGTAATCAACTGTACCAGTGTATACTTTATCATATGCAACAAATCCTACAAAGCCACTATATGTTGGAATATAATTTTGATAGTTGGTATATGTGGCTGTGTAAGCAGCTCCATCATATCCACCAACACCTTGGAAGTTTACTACTCTAGAATAGTTAACTTCTGCACTATAGTTTCCTGTATAGTTTGCAAATATATTAGCATCTGCCCAAATACTATCTGGTTGTTTAGTAGCAGATGCATATTCTTTTTGATAACCTTGTTGGCCTGCAAAAAGAACATTTGCTTTGTCATAGTTTTTTGTATATGTTGTAACGTCAATAGAATTATAATTGACGAAGCCTTCATATGACTTTGTATACGTACCTGCAAAGTTAGATTGCCATGATAAGGTAGATGTACGAGACCTAGTATAAACACCTTGGAATCCATTATAGAATCCATGGAACGCATTAGTATATATTATGAAAGGAGTACGAGTTCGTTGCCCTGTGTAGGACACTTCAAAAACTCTATCTCCTCCAGCATATTCCTTTGCGTAGAGTCTTGGTGCGTACGAAGTCGACATCTAAGACTCTTCCTAACTATACGTTTGGTACCAGATGTCCCCATTCGCTCCACCTGTTGGTGTGGAGGTACTTACGTACACTACGTACTCGGAGTCATTGTTTGATGAGGCTTCAAAGTTCCTAGATGTTTTAGTAATCTCTGCAGAACTTATACTATTAACGAGACCTCTATCTGTTACATTTGCAGTTAATGCAAACGTTGTATTACCAAAGTTCCCCGTTGTGATTCCTGTATCTGGTAACGTTGCAACTTGAATATTTGCAGCAGCATTAACAATCGTTACTCCAGCAACTTTTAATGGCATTACTTACTCTCCAGTTCTTCGACCCGGTTACTCAGCTCTTTAACTGCTTCGATTAACAAAGGAATCAACGACTGATACTTAACTGCAAGATTACCATTTCCATTAGTAGACACAAGGAATGGTAGTTCAGCTTGAACTTCTTGAGCTATGACACCCAAATCTGTTTTTCCGTTTTTCTCATCATCAGTATCCCACTTGAACATATACCCATTTATGTTTTTTACAACCTCAAGAGCATTCTCCATTTGTTGTAAATCAATTTTCAATCTCTTATCTGAAGAATAATTTGCTTCAACATCACCGGCACTTATAATGTTTTTGAAATATCCATTACCCATCATCATGGTTGTATTACCAAGCTCATGTGTAACATTTGCAGATGGGTGAACATTGGAACCAAGAGTTAATACTCCTGCAGTAGGAACAGTTCCTCCTCTAAGAATTTGAGTAACTGCTAATGTATTTGCAGAAAAGGTTCCATTAACATAACCATTGCCAGAAGTAATTGTATGGTTTGTTGAATTTGGAGTAGAAACATCACCAACAGTAACAACAATAGTACCTTGATCGTAGACCAATTGATTAGTTCTATTGATCCATTCTCTGAAAGTATCTGTTGAAGTCGATACGTTTGCTCCCAAATACGATGTCTTTGCCATGTTATCCTCTAGCTAGATTCAGTAACAGATTCTTTATTTCACTCATATCAGACTTTAATTGTTCAACGTCATCATGTAGTTTTTGTGTCTTATTAGCATCAGATCGCTTAGCCTTATACAAAGCAAAAGCACTCTTATCTGTATTTATAAGAGCCATGTTGCTAGCATCACGATGAAGTGTAGGTTCATCTGTTACATATCTTACTCTTTCAGCCATATTAAATACTCGTTGCTATTGCTCTAAAGTTCTGTATTCTTGGTACTCTAGCAGCATTTGTACTCAACATCACGAGCTTCAATTGAAATTGCTTATAAGTATCAAATTTATTTTGTGCTGAGTTATAGTATGTTGCAATCTTAGAGTTTTGTGGATCTTTGAATGCTGTTTGTGGTGTATCAATTTTAAACATATCAGCTTGTGTATTATCAAAGCTAATGTCATTACCTACAGTAATAACTGTACTGTTAACTGCTGTAACTGTTTCAATCTGATAATCAATTGATGCTGATGTGTTAACAATTTTTAATAGATCACCAACTGATAATGCTGTAGATTGATCATCTGTTGTAGCAATTAAGTTGTTAGCTGCATCAGCCAAACCTTTACCATCCAGTGCTGTAGAAGGAGGTGTAGCTGGTAATTCATATTCAAATTCTAAAAACTCATCTACTTCAGCAGCAGATTGTTGTGCTGTACCTACTTGTGTGAGTCTTGTCCAATGTCTGTCAATAAAAGGATCACTTTCTAATTCATGAGCGACTCTTGCATAAACTTCAATCTCTGCTGTACCAGGTTTAGTAGCTGTCAGAAAAACTTTAAGATCTTCAGCATCTAACCCATCTTCAAGTGTAACAACTTTTGATACATACTTAGCTGTTGCATTACCTGTTTGAGGTAGATGTTCATTTGTATTACTATTGTTAACTAAGTTCTCAACTCTTAAAATGTTACTTACTGAGTCATCGATAACAGGAGAAACTTTCTCGTGGTCAGTATTGAATTGGAATACATGCTTCCAAGACTTACCAAGACCTGATACAATTTCATTTGAATGACTTTTGATAGTACCAACTTCTTTCAATCTGTTTCTATTATTCATTGGATAAGAAGTATTTGCAGTTAGACCTGAAGCAGTATTACATTGAGCAAACTGTACAATTTGTGTTCCGGAAGGCTCAATCTTATACATCAAGTTATCAAATGCAGTTACATTTAGATCATCAACTGTTGTAATAGTAGCGTTTGCTTCACTATCAGATCCAATAATAACACTTGTGTTATTGAATAAGAATGTTGAATTAGTTGCTGTTGACAAAGCAGCGTGCATTGTTTTTAACTGATCTGTTTGTTCATAATAGAACACTTCAGCAGAAGGAGTCAATTGAGCATCACCACTTGCAACTGTAATATCTGGAAAGCCTTGAATAGTCAAACTTGTATTGTTAGCTATAGCTGTTACTTTTCTAACTGAATGAGATGTTCCGTTTGTCAAAGCAATAAAATTACCAACTGCAAGGTCTGTGGTAAATGCTGTGCCTGTTCCAGTTACTGTTTCACTAGTTGAACTAAATGCTACATTACCAGTAATGTTTGCACTATTGTCGTACTTAAAGATTCTTTCACCTTGTGTGAAGTTACCATTAATACTAGACAGTGTAAAGAACTCCATATCATGGTTTTGATAATCTACTGTGCCTTGTCTTGACTTAAAGTTAGCACGATAGATAGTAAATTTAATATCCTCATCTTGGAAAGGTTTCCAAGCTCTGTTGTTTGAAGATAAGAACATAATACCATCAAAACCATCTCGGTTCAACACAGTACCTGTTGTCTTATCAGTTTCACCTGTTCTTCTAACCCAAAGGTTGTAGTTTGGATTATTTCCATCTGGCATCACAACGAAACAATATTCTTGTTGAGCAGATACAAAGACTGGTGAAGGAAATGTAACAGTAGTTGCAGTTGTACCATCAGAGCTCACGTTTACATCAGCAGATCTAAGATGAACCTCACCATATGGCATAATGTTTTGTGATGGGAATCCGTTGTCAGTTGTTCTTATTTGAACAGTAACACCAAGATTAGGATCTTTAGATTCAAAGAATAAATCCATCTTAGTGATAAACATTCCCACATCATCATTTTGATCTTTAATGATAAATGTTTGTGCAATTGGATCATCCCCATCGCCATCTTCATCTACAGGATCGTTTAATACTTCAGGTGGTGCAGGAATATTTCTTCTTACTTGTTGAGGTGGTGTAGGAGGAGGATTAGGTGTAAACCCTACAACCGCTGATGTAGTAGCTGTTTGAGATCTTGCACTCCTTGTAGCAGAAGATGTAACTGATGTTCCTGTAATAATTCTTGATTTAGAAACTTGTAGTTGTTTAGTTGTCAACTGAATGCTGGATTTTTCAATACCAAAGTTGTAAGCATTAAATGTTCCACCTGCAGAAGACATTGTTGTTTTAAGAGCATCTGATTGTGTTTGTTTATCAGAAACAACAAGCTCTCTTTCACCAACTGGGTATGTTCTTGAAGGTAAATGAAACACACCAAATAATTCACCAGCATCATCAGTTGTTATTGCAGCACCTAAAGCTCCTGTTGTTCGGAAGTTAGCTTGTTCAATTGTATCACCACTGTTAACTGTAGCTGGCTGACATTGTGCATCTACATTTTTTGAATCAAAGTAAACATAGTGTCTAGTATTTTTCTTTAATCCAGTTGCATGGAAATAAACAAATTGTTCTCTGATGAATGGATTAAAAGATATATCTCTTACAAACTCACCAACAGTTTGAGTGTTTCTAATTTCTTGAGTGTTGAATTGGTTTTGACTACTTTGTCTAGTAATTGTTCTAATAGTTTCAAAACTCTCAACAGTTTCTACAGACGTAGTTTGAACAGAGTTAGTACCACCTGCTGTTGGAGCTGCTCTAACAGATGTTGTAGTATTTGTTGTTGTACCCAAACTTGCTGTAGATGATGTATCTCCAATAACCTCAGTACGTGGTTCTTGAATTGCTTCAATATCTTTTATGCTATCAAGTAGACTTCTAGTACCTTGTGTTAAATCTAACTCAACATGAAAATCATTTGAAGGTGGATGTCTAACATCCATGAAGTTGTCATAGTCTGGGAATAATGTTACTCTACCTTGATATCTCCAATAGAACTCAGCAGCATTTCTTGTTCTTGTAGCAGATCGTTGCTCAAATTGAGCTCTATGATCATAATCCAATGTGATAAGATTACCAGTCTTAACTGTATTAGCATGACTGTTTGGTGTAATATCGATAACATTATTTCTTTGTCTTGTTTGTAATACACCTGCAGCATGATCATAACCAGCTTTGAATTCACTGTCAACTAAAGATGCAACGGTCTTATCTAAGAAGTTATCAACAAGTATTCCGTTTTTGAACCTCTCGAGAGAAGTATTTGCAGCAGATGGAATTACTAAATCAACAGCTTGTTGTTCCAATAAATTTAATGAAGTATAGTATTGTAACTTCTTGACGCTTTGGTCAATTTGACCAATATCTTTCATTGTAAAGTTACGTTGCTGTTTGTTTATAAGTTTGTATTGATAATCTAGTCTTGCTTTTGTCTGAGCAACCGCACCAGTCAAGGAAGGATGAACTGGAATCTGTGCAATTGCTAGTGTCATTGCATTAGGTATATCTTGAGGAGGTATAGGACGTCCTGCTGATTGACCTTCTACTACTTGGAAATATCCTTGAGGTGTTATTACAATTTTATCTATTCTTGGTAAAAAGTGTTGATAATCAACAGTCATTCTTTTACCAGGAGCAGCAAAGTATTGCTCACCACTAAATGAAACTGTGTTAGCTGGGTTTGTAGTAGCAGTTGCAGCTGTTGTAGCATTTGTTGTGTTTGCTGTGTTAGCTGCATGAGGTCTAAAGTCAATAGCATCTCTTAGATCAACTGTAGAGCCATCTAGTGGAGATGAATAGATAGGAATATCTTCTGTTCTAATCTTATCAACAGGAAGTGTGTCACTATCATCATCAATAGGATAACTATCAACAGAATAATAACCTAATCCACTACCACTGTTTTGGAAGTGACGTAAACTTACTAGAATTCTAGCAGTACTGTTAATTGTAGTATTAGATGCATCTGGCTTGAGTTTTAATTTAGATAAATTGTAAAAACCATCTTGTTGATTTCTAATTAACTCAAACTGACTTGTTTGATCATTTGCATCTGCTTCTATACTTGTAAAGTTATCATACTTTACATATACTTTTTGAATATCAAACACATCAGGAATACCTAAACTCCAAGGACCTACTGATGTTTTTGCATTAGTAGCACAATTAACTTTTACATATGTATTTGCTGAAAGAGTTTTGTTTCTTTGTATTGATTCTCGTTTTTGAACATTGTGTTTGATAACTACAGCTAGTGTTGATTCTAAGTTTTTACCACGAGTAATATTTAATGTAGCAGTACTTTGATCTGAGCTTATTTGAACATTAGCTGCTGTATTGTTTTGTAAGTGGATAGGTTTATCAGCAACATATAATCTTCTATGAGCTTTACCACTTACAGAAGAACTAAATGATTGTAAAGTAGTTAGATGTGTACCATTTGTAATACCAGTAATTAACTCATCTTGAGCATCAGTTACTCTAATAGTATCACCAACTTGATACTCAGTAGTGAAAGTTGTGCCAGAACCAGTAACAACATTACCACTTGTAGATACTGTACCTGTAAGTGTAACAGTTTGAGCTGAAGTATTGTTTGCAACAATAATGAAATCATTTTCTTCATCAGAAGACAAATAGCTACTTGCTGTATAATCAAATATCTGGTTACCAGATAAAGCTATTTCTACAGTACCATTTGTAGCTACAGTTCCTGTTGAAATAGTACTATACGTATATGTTCCTTCGTTTGCTGCTTTATGGTTAAATGTTTTTAAACCTTTGACACCGAGAGGAGTTACAAATTTTCTAAGATTTGTATCTTTAAGTTTAGCAACACCGTCTGTTAGAACAACATCAGCAAACCCTACACCAGCATCTGCTCCAGTAAAATATGAAATAGCTCTTGTTGAAGAGAATGCTCTACCTTGCTCCATTTGTACATCAAACAAATATAACCTATATTGACCTTCTGCAGAACCAGGAGTGTTATCTTCATACTTTACAGATCTCACTCTTGCTGTACCAATGATTGTACCAGAATAAGTAGGTGCTGATCCAGATACAGTTGTTGCTGTATTTGTAGATGGAACTGTTTCAGCAGATCCAGCAGGACATGTTGATATTCTGTTACCTGCAGTGTCTAATAGTTTAACTTGGGCACCAGTATTAAAATCAAATGAACCTAAGAATTCATCTACAATAATATAGTTACCATAGCTTTGACTTACTGTAGCATTTTCAACATTAGCTGTATCTTGACCTTTTCTAATTCTGACACGACCAGCAGCTCTCATTTCATTACGATAACCTTTGACATATGCTTTACCAGCTCCAACAACAACGTGATCAAATGTGCTGTTACCAGTAATATTTTCTGTGTGAAATGAGAAAGGTTTGACAACATAGTCACCACTTTCTTCGTAAGTTCTTCTTGCTAACTCTTCTCCAAGTTTTGAAAATTGTGTATCTTCTTTTACTACTTGAGCTTCACCATCCTGGAATTTTAATAGTGCTAAAAAGTTATTTGCGGACTCAGCATCTGAATTTGTTTTACTAACTAGAGTAGGATTGAGTTTTAATCTATCTGCACCAGGAGCATTTTCATTATTGAACCCAGCTGCATTATCTAACAATGCACTGTTAGCTGAACTATTAACAATAGACTCGTTTGTCATAAAACCAATAGAGAAGTTGTTAGGTCTAGGATCGTAATCCTTTACTTGAACACCTTGCATAAAGACATCTACAAAATGACCTTTTTGATAAATGATACCATCAGAAACTGTAACTCTTAATGTTTGTCCAATCGTGTTAAATTCATTATTACCAGCTTTATTGAATGTAGTATTGGCAACTATAATAGATGCTGTTGAATTAATTGTTGCCGAAATATTTGCACCAGACCCACCAGACGATGTAACGTTGATTGCTGGAATATCATCCCATCTATAATCTTGTCCAGCTGTAATCAATGTGACAGCTGTGATTCCTCCTGTGCTGTTTGTAGATACATTAGCTGTTGCATTAGTACCTCTTTGTGAAGCAAATGTTAAAGTGTCACCATTAGTATATGCAGCACCACCATCATTAATGGTAAATGTATTAGATATTTGTCCATTTGCAGGATAGAACACAATAGTATCACCAGGAGCAAATTCATCTTTTTGAACACCACCTGTATTACCTGAGTTAATATATTTACCAAATATTGTGTTCAAATCTGGGTTTGTGATTTCAAATCCAGACTTAGTATCTTGTGTTTGGAAACTAAGATTAGAAGAAGCGTGTACCACATATCCATTTGCAAAATTAGCAACTACATATGTGTTACCACCAGAATCTCTATCATTTAATTTAACGTAATCAATTTTGTTTGTGTTGAAAGAACAACCACTTACTATACTACCACTTTTAATTATATTATCACCAAACTTTTCAATTTGTGTTTGGAGAATGGTTTGGAGTTGTGTTAACTCTCTAGCTTGAACTGGAACAGAAGGCTTAAACAATACCCTATGATGTTGACTGTTAGCATCGTAATCGTCAAAATATGGATTTGTATTTAAGTTGGTATCAAGAGAATTTGACATTTCTTTCCTCTAAAATTTTAGTACTAGCTTAACTGTTTCAGTTAAAGTGTTTGATCTCGATACAGCTTCAACATTTTTCAAGAGTAGAACCTCTCCTGATCCTCTAACTAAGTCTGGTGGAATGCTGTTTTTGAAACGAACTGTTTCGGATGAAGTATCCCCTGTTACTATATAGCTGTTTGAAGCACCAAAGGTACCTCTGACTGTAGTCAAAGATGTGTGTGTATTGTTACTTTGATATACTGTACCATTTGCTGTAGTAGTTGATTGTTCAACTGTTTCATCCTCGGTAAAAGGTGTTCCAGTAACTAAGTTATGTTCAAATTTATGTGTTTGTTGGAAGTAATGTGAATTTGATCTAGAAGTATCTTTACCATTAACAAGGAAAGCTGTAAGGTTTGCACTTGCTCCAGAGTCATCTCCAGTAACATTTCCTGTAGTAGAGAAGTGACCATATGCATTAGATAATTCTAGTTTAGTTGTATTTGCAGCTTGTACATAACCTTTTGCACTTGTTGTAGTGTGTGTTACTATTTCTCCTACTGTAAAATCAGCAGATGGTGCATCAATAGTTACTTGAACATTAGCATAATAAGGATTCTTCAACAATCCAACAGTTCTAAAGTCATTGTCTGTTTGTATATTACTTGATTCTGTATTTGCAAAGTCAGTGCTTATAATAACAAACCTTGCATCTAATTCACTTTTTGGATCAGCTGAGTGTCCTCCAAAAGGACCAATAACTGCTCTTGCAGCTGCTAAGTTAGCAGAAGCCATATTATTTGCTTCAATACTCACGTTAGCATACGTATATCCTGATCCTCTTTGTAAGATCTCAATATTAGCAACTGTATTAGTTGATGTGTTAATTAATGCTCTTGCAACAGCGTTTGATCCATCACCGCTTATGGTTACGGTTGGAGTAATTTCATAGCGGCTTGTACTATCAGGGGCTGATGATAAAGCAGTAGCAATAGTAAGATGCTTACCAGAGGAATTTGATACATAATCAGTGATTTTAGAAATTTCACCGTTCGCCACACCAGCAGTAAAATAAATTGAGCAGTTGTTATAAAAATCATTGTTTCCAGATAATGTAAAGTCAGTTGAAGTAATTTTAAAATGGGTTGTGTTTGTTGAAGATACTACAGCTCCATTAGCAAATTCGTTGTAATTGTTACCGCTGTTTGATACAAAGTATTGATCAATAGCACCATTGATAGCATTTGCAACGGCATTAGCATGTTCAACAACAGGAATATAGTTATTAGATGTAAATTTATTATACGTAGCTTGTGGAATTGTATACATGAATCTCCACTGATATCCATCAGTTGCACTCTTAATATACAATGAATTTAAACTTGCTGATACATCTGAAAACAATGGTTGTGAATTTGAAGCAGTATTACTATTGTTGTTAATACACTTCCAAACGTGATAATCAGAACCTTCTTGAGTAACAACATAATATTTTTTAGTATAAAGGTTTGCATCTTGATCATCATATGGATAGTATATTGTATTATTAGACCAGGTACAATTTTCAATAGCATGAGAAATATCACTACTTGTAACTTGTTTACCAAACAACATCTCATCATACGTTTGGAATACTGAATTACTTATTGATAAACTAGGTGTAGGTGTACTTGACTCTGTGAACGCTGTGTGTTTACTAGTAAACACATAATACATATCATTAGCTGCTTCCGTGACAGATTCAACTAACTGTCTTGCTCCATGTACATGAAATTCTTTATATATTCTCTCTGTCATCTTTATGCCTGAGTTATATTAGAGTTAGCAATAGTAGTTGCGACATTCTGCCACAGTTCAAGTTGAGCCTTACCAAAAAGTTTATACCCAGCAGTGTGAGTAACTTCTTTAAGAATTTTCTCATATTTATTTAGCTCGAATTCAGATAGTACTTCATATGAGAACTGTTGGTAAAAGTTGTTGTCAGGAATAAAATACTTCTCTCCAAGGACACCGCTTCTTGTCTTATGATATCCTTCTGAAATACCTGTTCCATTGACGTTAGCTGTACCCTCAACAGCCTGAAATGTTTTTCCAATCCTAAATGTAAGTTCTTCACCTTCTTTAAATCTTAAACCAGAATCAACAATTTCTACAGTATCAATTAGTCCTTCACCAACAACAACGTTTGCAAATACGTTACCATTTACACCTGCTTTAACAAATCTATTGTAGTTGTTATTATCTTCTGTCACGCTTAGTACGTTAACAGACTTAGCATTGTTGTTTGATTGTAGACGTTCAGCTGTAGTAGAAGATATAAAAAAGTCATTCTCAATAGAATGAACCCTTAGAGTCATAGAACTGTTAGATTGGTTACTAGTCAGTACTTTACCAACAGACATTGCATTTTCAGATGTATTAGATTGAACAGTAACAGTGTTTGTAGTATGACCAGATAAGAATCCAGTTACAGTGTTATTATTAAATGTAACTTCATGACCAGTGTTGAAAAAATTACTACCATTTGTTTTTTGTATAATATTTCCAAGAACTAATGTGGATGTATTTGGGATACTTCTGATTGTGGCAAAGTTGTTTACTGTTGAATTAAGAACTTGAACAACACCTTCTCCAACTGAAAAGCTATTGGCTGTTGTAGTATTGAATGTTAATGTTTGTGTGTCTAAGGCTTTGTACTGCCTAAACATATCACCTTCTTCAATGGTAGTACCAGCTCTGTTATTGTATGTTATTTCAACATTTCTGTGATGATATCCATCTACAAATTTGTTTTGTATAAGTACAATTGGATCAGCAGTATATCCAGATCCAGAGCTAACCAATGTAAGATCAGATACTTCTCCTAATGATTCATCTTGAAAAGAAAGAGCTTTATCTATAACATCATCAAGACCTGCTGCTGGTGTTTTAGAAAAACCATATCCTGCTGATGCAACATTACTATTAGCTCCGTTGAGTTTTGTATCAAGGAATAAAACACTACCACTGTTAGTACCACTAATAAAGTCTGTATAAACATTTGTACTTACAGCATTACCTACTGAATTTATCGTTACGTTAGCACCCTGACCAGATCTATTACCAATAATATCTGCATAAGTGTTTGAAGTATTACCTTTTATAAATCCTTGAGGCTCTGCAGGCCAAGACATATTGTTTGCAGTGATACCTACATTATTTCCTCTCATACCAACAAAGGTACCTGTAGCCCAACTGTTAGTAAAAGAATCAAAATCAGCATTAACAGCAGCTTGTTCTTCAAATCTTAGTTTAACTACTCCAGAAGAAAAAGATCCTGTATTCTCATAAATTATCATTGAACCATTTGAAAATACTGATGAGTTAGTTGTTCCTATTGAAGATACTCTACCGTTTGCAATAACACTACCTGTAGAATTGATTCCAACAACATACGATGTAACATTTACTGTCTCAACAAATGTATTGGTTGAAGAATTGAATGTTACTGTAACTCTTGGTGAATAGATAGTTTCAAACAACTGAAAAGTATTTGCTGGACGTGTTTCAAGAGGGTGAGTAGTGTTTGCGTCATCAAAGATAGCATTCACAAATGTATTACTAATATTGTTTACCTGCAATGTTGTTTCACTAATAATCACATTAGATATAGCACTATTTGCACTGTAACCAGAACCACCTTGTTTCTTTGATATGTTGGGAACACCAGTTCCATTTGCTGTAGTAAGTACTCTGACTATACCTTCTGTAGAAGTATTTGCAGAAGATTTTACTATAAGTTCATCACCAACACTGTAATTGTTTCCTCCATCTGTAAAAGAAACACCAGATAACGAACCATTTAATCTAATTCTATGTGTACCACTTGATTCTATAATTAATTCATTACCTATAAACTCTCCATTCAATTGCTCCAAAAACATTACTACTAATAATGTTCCTTGAACATTTGTAGTAATAATAGAATTAACAAACGCTGTTGCTCCAGATGTTTCACCAGTTATTTCATTTCCCATGAATGCTTGTAGTGCTGTAGTGTTTGATGTATACATCTCCAAATATCTTGGAGTAACAAACATAGCATCAGATAGTTTTAATAAAAATTCATTAGGAATATAGATATCAGCATTCTTACCATACACTAACTTAAAAAATAATTCAACTGCTCTTTTAGATCCTTTTGATCTGTAAAGATCAAGTACATGTTTAACAAAGAAACCCGTATCAACTGTTGTTTCCTCTGGTATACTAAACAAATAGGTTTTCTTGAAGTGATCAATAAAATCTCCAGCAAGTTGATCTGGATCTGTATATTGAATCAAGTCTCTTGAATATCCTAATGACTTTGTAGATTGTTCTAAGTATTCATAGTAAGCCTTTACAAATGCAACCAGTAAAGGTCCATCCTCTCTGAATGTTTCAGGGAATTGCTGTTCAATAAGTGGTGATAGAAAATCTTCAATGTCGTTAAGAACGGGCATTACAATCTCAATTCTTTAACCGTGATAGTTGTATCTTCAGGTCTGATTAACACAACATCATTACGAGCTCCTGTAACATCTGGATCAACGGGTCTTACAAACACCTTTAAGTTACCAGATGTAGCTCCGGAAGCGAAAGATGTAATAATTAAATTAGATATTGTAACTGAACCAGTTTCGTAATCTATTGTACCAGTATCAGGAGCCAAAACAACTAGATCATCTTCTGATACTGTAACAACTTGTAACACACCAGCGCCATTATCTCTTAAAGAAGCTCCTTCAATACTATTGTATACAAACACTTCTGAAGATAATGCAGGTGTTGATTTACCAATATGAGCATCCTGTGTTAATTCATCTACAGGGTTATCAGCTTTTAGTGGTTGATTAAATTCTAATGTTTTAGTGAATGAAACACCAGCTTGTGGCCCAATTGATTTTCTTATTCTTACAGTCATTTCATTACTTACTATAGATGTATCAGCTTCGTTAATTTTTTCAACTAGTTTACTTTTACGAAGTGTTGCATCAAACTTATCTAAGTTGTCAGAGTTAAAGTTTACAATAGCATTTGATGTAAGTGTTTGAATTTCACCCAATGTTTTCAACGTTGCATTTTTATCAAACTTAACTGTTGAATCTATTACAATATTAATAAAATCTGGATCAATCACTTCGGCTCTTACACCAATTGGCATCTTAGGTTTTAAGAAGTTAACTATTTGAGTTTTAAGAACTGATGGAAGATTATCAAAAGATGAACTTCTTACAGCTAACTTAACTACACCAAATTGTGGAGTTGGTTCATCTGCACCATCGTAGACATGCATTGATGTAATATCACTAAATTCATTTTTAGCTAGTGTAACGTAATCTTCTTTTGTAACAGCTCTTTCTTGAACTGCTAATGCTCTTGGAGCTGCAAACTTTATATCATCTAATTCTTGGAACTCATCACCATTAGTAGCTCTTGTAACTAATGATATTGTTGCTGGTTCTCCAGCTACTGATGCAGCAGAAAAACTATTGGCTCCATTTGGATCTGAACCAGAAGACACTCTATATGTTAGCTCAACAAGATTGTTGTTTGCTAAGTTTCTTCCAAATGTACCATTACCAAAAACTACTTTGTATGAACCATTTGTAGATGGTTCAACGAAAAACACATTACTTGATCCTGTTAAACCAAATAAACTATTTGCTCTAGTATATTCACTATTTGTACTATCTGTGTTTGAAGTACGTACTTTGCACGTTAAACTGGTTACATCTACATCAAAATTATTAATAATAAATTGTTGAGTATTTGGTGAAGTGTTTGTAACAAGGAATGCTTCCTGTATAATTTCACCTTCATATATTGCTACGTTAGATGCTAAGTAACTATTGTTTGCGTAAACAGTAATATCAGTATTAGTTGAGAATGTATATGTATTATCACCAACTGTAGATGTAAATGATGTCAATCTTGGAATAGTAATACTGTGTGGATTAGAAGTAGGGTTGACATCAATGTTGATATATGCTACAGATGATCTATATGATCTTGGTAAGTAGTTAAGCGTCTTTGCAATTGAATATACACTATCTCTCAATTGAGCACTATCTAAAAACATCTCTGTTGCAACATGATTCAAATATACATTATTGTAATATGTATTATATGCAAGTACATCCAACAAAGTACTTAAAGCTGAGCCAGTAAAATTATAATCAGCAAATATTGCTTGTCCTTCCATAAAGGATTGCAAATTTGACTTAATTGAATCAAACTCTAAGTTGGCAACCGAAAATTCAGTGTTGGCAGCCATTATCTAGTCCTCTCTATAAACAGTGGTAATGTAGCTTGCACACCAGTATTTATGATCATAAATGTAACGTCTACAGTTGCAGAATTACGGTCGTGATCAAATGACAAATCAGCATACAAGAACTCAGCTCTTGGTTCATGGTTCTCAATTGTTTCCAAAATATAATCATGCAGCATTTGGTTGATAAAAGGTGTAGCGTTCTCAAATAACAGAGCTTTGAGATTAGAACCTACTGTAGGTTGAAAAAGTCGTTCACCTTTGTTTGTAAGAAGTAAATTTCTAACAGATTGCTTTACAGCGTTTTCGTTTATTTTTTTGTTTAACTCACCAGTTTGTGCATGACGAGAAAAGTCATTAAACAAATCTGAATAAAAGTTTTGAGTTGTTGTTACTTCTGTTGTTAGTCCTACCTTAGACATTTAATAAATCCTCATCCAGATCTGCTTGATTTGTTGGTACTCTATCCAATTTTTCACCTAATTGATCTAAGAAATCAAATTGTCCTTGTACTTCATCTTTAAGTTTTGGTCCAGCTTTCTCTAATTCTTTTGCCAAGTTTGATAAAATGTTCAAAGCATTTGCACTATCAACAGGAACACCGGTTACAGGATCTATCTGTCTGCTAATAGCTTTGCCAGGTTCAGCAGCTGATTTAGCTGCTGTTGAAGCAATACTACTCAAAGACTTAGCTGCGCCTTGAAATGCTTTGTTAACTTCTGGAACAACTTGCTTTAACAATCCAGTCGTCGTTTGCATTGCAGACTTGGCTGATTCACGGGCTTGTGCATATGCAGCATCAAAATCTTCTTGTGATGCAAAGCCAGAAGGTACCATTACTTTGTTACCATCTTCATCAACTTGTGTTTCAAAAATAATATTTTCACCTGTACCTTCATCAAATACAATATCAGTAGTTACAGGTCCATCAAAAGTATTTATAGTAGTCATCTTGGTTGCTACTCTTAAACCTGTATCTACAGCAGCAGTTAATGTCTTAGTAACTTGTTGTAATGATATTGGTTGTGGTGGAGCTTCATTTTTTGAATCTTGAACTGGTACAGTTGCTGGAGCTCCTAATTTTATTGGAATTATCTCTTCACCAATTTGTATACCAGCTGCATCAAAAACAGCTTGAGTTTTAAACTGAATGTTTGGTATCATCTTTCCTGGATCAAATCCTCCTGCAGCAGCACCAGCAACTGAAGAGGTAGTAAGAGCAGATTGTAAACCTCCAGCAGCATTTTGTATTGTACCAAGTGCACTACTTGCAGCTCCATCAATTGCACCTTGTAATGCTCCTATACCACTCAAATCAGGAGTTTGTAATGAACCTAATGCAGCACTACTAAGTGAATCAACACTTGGTATACCTGCAGCAGCACCTCCAGCTGCATCTATAAGAGCTCCAAGTTGAGAAGCTGCAGATCCAGCTAAACCCTGTGCATCACCAAGAACATCACCCATTAAACTTTGTAAGTTTGGAAGGTTAGGTTTTAAGGCATCAGCTTGTTCAAGTAAACTTTCACCGGCTCCTTTTATAGTGTTGAATGCATCATCAGTAACTGCAAAGAGATCAGAAGGTACTCCAGCAGCTATATCAAGTGCTTCAACTGCAGCCATTTTTTCTTTTGTCTTATTAGCAATGTCTTGGAGTAGATTATCTACACCACTATTAGCTAACTTATTTGCAAATTCTGTTGGATCAATCATGGGTTCAAGTCTATTCTAGTTGATTCAATTACTGTGTTAGCAGGTTTAGTATTTGTACCAACTAAAAATTTAGTTGGTGTATCTATTGTTGTATCTTGAGAAGAGTCCATATTCAAACCAGATTCTGTATGAATATTGACATTACTTACTGCTTTAACATTATAGTTACTACCAACAACAAAGTTAGTATTACCAGCAGTAGAACAAGTAAACGACTTAGATATTTTTCTTCTTTCAAATCCAGTAATGTTCAAATCAACATTATTTTGATGGATTGTATTTGATGTACCTTTGTATAAGTTTGCTGTATCACCAACTGTTTCATGTTTATCATTACCAGTTATTCTCGTGCTTCTGTTACCATTAATCTGTGTAGCTTTGTTAGTAAGAATGACTTTTTGTTCATTACCTGTGATCTTAGTAACCATATCACCATCTACACGTAAATGATAATTGCCTTTCACTTCTTGATATAAATTCTTTTCTACAAATAATCTAACATCTCCTTTTACAGTAAGGTTCATGTTGCCTTCGATAACAACATTTTTACCTTTCATAAAAATTTCATAATCATCACCAACTACTTTTGTAACTCTTGATCCATCAGGTTGTATTTCATAGAAAGTACCTTTTTTATGGTATTGATGTATTCTTTCTGCACCTTCTGTATCATCATATTCCATAACATGACCAGACTCAGTAGTATAAGTGTGATTAAGAGGATATGCAGACTTATTTGGAGGTGTTCCAGATCTACCTTCCCAAGGCTGTCCTTTGGCTTTATCATCTATGAAACTTGTACTACCTCCTTGTCCCCCAACTCTAGGATTAGGTTCATCCCATCTGTTTCTAAAATAAAATGATCCAGGAGGTACTGCAGCAACATTATCTTTAGAATGTCCAATAGGTGCA